AGTTCGGGGTCTTTAGAGAACATAGCCATAACACGAAGTTCAATTTGGTCGTAGTCAGCAACCATCAAGGTGTAACCATCAGGAGCAGTAAAGAGGCTTCGGATACTGGAGTCTCGTGGGATGTTCTGTAGGTTTGGGTTAGACGCAGACAAGCGACCCGTGGCAGTCCGATGTAAGTGGAATGAAGGATGCAAGCGTCCGTTAGTCAACTTTGGTAGCAACCCGTCTACATAGGTTGTTTTAAGTTTCTGCGTTTCAGACCAATCCAAGAGCAAAGTGATTGCAGGATGCTTTGATTCCAGCCGATGCAATGATTCTTCATCTACCGAAGGAGCGCCACCTTTAGTTTCTTTAAACGGCTTCAAGCCCAATCCACCTTCACGCTTCTTGTTGAACAAGAAAGCCTGTTTGTGTTTTGTGGAGTCAGGGTTAAATCCAATAGGTGCGTACTGAGATAATGCAAGCAAGGTGTCTCGCATCTTGCCGTCTAACTCTGTTCCGAGGTGCTTGAGGCGCTGAGAGTCAACTGGGATGCCTTCGTTCTCCATCTGCATCAACACACGAAGTACCTTGGAATCTTGTTCTACAACTCGGGTGAGATCGTCTTGACTTTTGATGTAGCCAGCCAAGCGTTCGTAAAGCATCCACGTCCAGCGTGCATCTAGGTGCACATACCGTGCAGCCATATCAAAAGGAACAGTGTCAATAATCTTACCCAACTTACCTTCGCTGGCGTATGGATTTAGATTGTCGTAGTTGTGCTTAATTAAATTCTCTAATGAGTAAGACATCAAGTTCTCATTAATAGCGTGTTGAAGCAACATGGTGTCCCGATAGGGGCCTGGTGGAACTTCGCCGTAGTACTTGCTAATAGAGCGAGCATCAAACTTTACGTTGTGCCCAATCTTAATAAGGTCACTAAAGAAGAGTGGCTTCAAAGCCTCAAAGACAGCAGAGCGAGAAAGTTGTGCTGGTGGCTCCTCGTAAACAGCAGGAATAAAGTAGCGAGCCTTCGCCGTGGACTCTTGTCCATTCTTTAGGATCTTGCGATAGCCCTCGGGTGGTGTGGTTGTACCGTCACCAACTTCTTCGGGAGTAACTAGTAGTCCTTGGCTATGCCCCATAGGGATTGCCCAAGAAGTTCCTGTTGTAGCAATGCCAATCCAAAAAACTTCGTTACGGAGAGGATCTAAGGCAAGCATCTTAAGGTAATCGCCCTCTACCTTTTCCCGTGCGTTACGTGAAATATCAGGAGAAGGGTTCTTTAATTTGGCAATGTGTTTTTTCCAGTCCTTCTCAATGTGCTCAAGCACATCGGGATGGCGAGAAAGGATGCCACGAGACTCAATGTCAAAGGCGAATGCACCTGCCTCTTGGCAAGTTGTAATGATGGTTTGTATCTCATCAAGGGTAGACACAACACGGGGCGCTGGGCGCCCCGTGAGTGTTTCAGTAATGTATGTCACGGCTTAGTTGTCGTAACCGAGTTCTTCTGATGCAATCTGCATCAAGTCACGCTTAGTTGGGACTTGGATAATGTCCTCGTTGTAGGCAGTCTCATTGAACTCAATGGCTTCTGCTTCGGTAAGAGCGGACAAGTTCCATTCCTCAAGGTCAGCGGCTTTCACCATCTGAAGAAGAGTGGATGAAGTTGCGCCTTTGCCTGTGCGAGAAATAGCCCAGTAATGCTTGTCCAAAGGACCTGTGCGCTCCGAGTTGTGAAAGTTCTTCAACTGATCAATAACACGAGGACCAACTTCCAAAGAACGAAGCGCTGTGTCTTCGCCTTCAGTAAGGAGTGCAACGTTGAAAGCGTGGCGCTTGGATGGACGGTTGCCTGCTTTGCATAGTGGGCAATCTTCGCCAATGCAAACGAATGACTTCTGTCCTGAGCGCTCCAACCAGTGTTGACCGTAGGAAGCGTATGGGGCATCACCAATGAACTTGATGATCTGAGTCTCTTCGCTCAACTTAAGGCGAACGGCGTAATCGGTGCCACCAGTCTTAACGGAGTCAACACCGCTCCACCCACTGCGAACTACCTTGCGGGCTTTTGGTGCAGTCTCACCGTCTTCTTCAAGCACGATTGATGGGCGTGGCTTGCGTGTAACTTCTGTGTTCCCAGTTGCTGCGGAAGGTTTCTTGCGCAGTACTGGTTGGAATTCTTGCTCGTCGTCTTCAAATTCGTTGAATGGCATGTTTGTTTTTTCCTTTGTTCTGTGTGTTTATTTTGGATAGTTGTTTGCTGTGTACTTTGCGAAGCCGACCCAGTCTGCGTTAGCAGTGTCTAGAGCGAAATCGTTTATTGCTTGGATTAGGAACTCTACCTGCACTCTGCTGTAAAGCCTACGACCTTTTATATTTTTATCAGGAATTTGTGCGCCCTTAGGTTTGGGCGTACGGTACGTTGCTTTTGGTATCCAGCCACGAGATTCCCACATACGGATGGTTACAGGTTTACGGTTTAGTGCCATACCTAACTGACCAATAGTAAACATTTCTATTTGTTCACCATTGATCCGATAAGACTTTGATTTAGCGCCATATAGGCGGTCTGTAATTTGAGAAAACGTAGGCTTCTTAGAATTGGGCCTGTTCTTAGGCGTACGACTACCTGGAAAGTCGGGTAACTCACCAAACATTTCTAAGGCTTTATCACTCATGCTTTAAATGCCCACGTCTCTTTCTCTACATAGAACGCAGTTACAATATCGGATTGATCTTTGTGCTCCCATGCAAACTTAACAAGATTGTCTTCGTCTACAACTTCAATTACTTTTTTTATGTCATCCCAGTACTCACCTTCCCGTGCCCATTGCTCTACGGCGGTGACATCCAAAGAACGAGAAACACGGCGCTCACGTTTGAGTTCTGCGCTACCAACTTTGAGCCACTTGTGTCCTTTATCATCAGAGTATCCAAAGACATCTACGGCTTCACTAAGTTGTTTCTTCATGTCGTTGTGGCGCTTCTCTAGGATTTCAAGAGTCTCTTTAGACTTCTTGAACTCTTCAGCAAGACGCTCCAAGTGAATTTCATCAAAATCTGCAATGATTGATGTCTCAGGTTTTTCTCGTTTTACAGTTGCCATGTTGTTCCTTTATATTTGTGATGTTGATAGAAAATCTGAAAGCGTCCCAATAGTTAATTCAAACTTACCTTGACTATCGTAATTCCCATCAATAAAAGCCTCATTAATTCCACGCTTCTGTTGAAGCATTTCGTATTGGCGCTCTTCAATGGATCCTTTCATAACGAAGGATGCAATTGTAACGTGGGGGTGTACCGAGGATAGACGGATGATGCGGGCTTCTCGCTGATCCAGTTTGCCAGCGCTCCATGGCAGGTCATAAGAGATGAGGTAATTGGCGTTAGGAAGGTCCACGCCATACCCACCAGCGTCTGAAGAGAGGAATAAGCGGGTGTTGGGGTCTTTAGCAAATTGCTGTTTAGCGGCATCTCGTTCCTCAGCATTCATACCGCCCATGAAAAGAACACTGCTGGTAGTGGAGTTCATAGCCTCCTGAATGAGCCGCAAGTTACGTTTAAAGAAGGAGAACAGCACAATCTTACTGTCAGGTTCTCCTGACAAGATGTCCGTCATGTATTCAATTACCGCATTTAGTTTGGGCGCTTTTGTACTTTCAGAAAGCCAACCATTTGTAGTTACCTTATTGGCATACATGCTTCCTGCGCTACCCCTGGTTTCTCTGAACTGGCGTGCAGACTCAAATACCAACGAAGGGTTATCACAAAGCATACGAAGGATAGTAAGGCGAGCCATGATTTGCCCTTGGGCTTCTCCACCTTTATCACTGCCGTTGTAGTGAGACCATAAGTCAAAACCACGACCATGTGATGTGATGGCTTTTTGAATCTCATTAAGCAGGTCACGAGCAATGGATTGGTATGCAATGGAACCTGCGGTGTCAAAAGAAACAGGAACGACTTGATGAATTACACGAGGCAATTGGTCTGCAATATCTGCACGGGTCTTGCGAACCATGGACTCCGTAAGACTGTCTTGCAGTTGCTTTAAGTTGCGATAGCGAACAGGTTTGCCGTAATGATCTCTAGCAATAAAAGTGCGGTCAAAGATGTCAAAGCGACCGAGTACTGTCTTATCCACAAATTCCATAATAGAAAACAACTCTTCTGGTTTGTTCTCAATAGGTTGGCCTGTTAACGCAAATCGGTAATGACAACGAGCACCTAGGCGCTTAAGTAAGCGAGAACGTTTTGCACGGGGTGATTTAATAATAGTTGCTTCGTCAATCACCATTGCATCACAAGAGAGTGCTTTGAACTCTGCTTCGTCTTTGACAAGCAACTCTGAGTTAACAATGACGTACTTGCACATCTTTGCCATACGCCAGAGGGGAGCACGGGCGGCTTTAGAACCATCAATGACAATGGCTTTAGAGTCTGTGAACTTCTTGATTTCGTGTAACCACTGGTATTTCAATGAAGATGGAACAACAATGGCTGTAAGTTTGACTTCCCCATCCGCCATAAGTTTTTCTAGCGCTGACAGCGTGGTTGGAGTCTTACCAGCACCCATGACCATGGCAAGAAGCATCTGACCACGGTCAGCCATTCTTTCCATTGCCTCCTGTTGAAAAGGGTAGAGGGTGCCATTAAAGGTCATGCAAGCCACCAAGGAACTACTGAAGACTTGGTGACCGCAACGTCAATCTCATCGTCTGTCATGTCACCTATGTCTTTAGCGTCAGTGTGTGCGTAGTGCAAGAAGTAGATACCGTTACGAAAGCGGGGCAAGGATTTCAAAAGTGTTTTAGCGGACTCGGTGCCAGCCTTGTCATGATCCATGGCAACAATGATTCGCTCTGCAACGCTAGATACAAGCGTCATCTGTTCTTTGCTGACATGCGCTCCAAAAGTTGCAAGCGCTTGGATACCTTCAAAGGTAGATGCAAAGCGCACCACGTCAAGAGGGGATTCAACAAGGATGGCAGTGCGTGCTTGGAAGCGCTCAATACCAAACAAAGTGCTGCTCTTCTTAATACCTACTGGATTGTTTTTAAACCAGTCTGGACCTTTCTCCTGCCAGCCAAGAAGTTCACCGAGTGGTGAGACAATTGGGATGACCCATGCTTTCTTAAGCATGTTCCATTTAACGCCATGCGCTAAAGCAACGTCAGCATCTAAATGGCGTGAGCGTAAAACGGAAGAGGGAACTTGCTCAAAGCGACTGTAAGAAATCCAATCAACTTCAGGTTGGTACTCCACTCGCTCTGGTGAATTTAAGCGGTTCATGCCTGTTTCAATAAGTAGTTGATTGACTGCGGAAACGCTGTCAGGATTTCCTGTCAATTCAGAGACAAGGGAAGCAAGTGTTCCTTTGGCACCGCAAGAGTGACAAATCCAAAGACCACTCTCTGAGTTCATTGACCATGATGGGGAACCATCGGCACGACCAGTGCGCTTCTCGTGTACAGGGCAACACCCTGAAATCTCACGACCACTTGTGCGGCGTACATCCACGCCAAGTTCCATTAGGACGTCTGCGATATTAGTAGTACCAGTTGTCACTGTCGCCGTCAGCATTTTCGTCTACCTCCGTAAAGTTCATCGTGTCCCAATCCCACTTAATACGAACTTCGCCTTTAGGTGAAGATCGGGAAAGCACTACTCTGATAATTGCTTGATTGTCTATATCTGGATCTGACTCAACACCCAGCACAAGATCGGAATCCTGTGCGAATGAGGATGTGTAACCTATCGCCTCTGCGGTGATTTGCCTTGACTTCTTGTTACCTAATTTCCAAGACAGCACCTGAGTAGTTCCAATGATTGGAATATCAAAGCGTTGGGCAAGGCGCTTAAGTGAGCGAGTGATGTTAGTAAGCGCCTGAGGTGAACCCTTTGGCTCCCCGTTCTCATCGTCCATGAGGTAAACACCGTCAACAATGAGAAGGCGTGGTCTGTGCTGTTGTACTTTTCCAGCAAGAGCGCTTACCGTGGTAAGTGAATGGGTATCTTCCGTCATGATGAACGGTTGCATGTTTTTACGAAGTCCCAGCACCTTGTTCAACTTGTCCATGTCTTGGGCTGTTAAGTCACCACGGATAATGCGTGTGTGCGGAATACCTGAGATGATGGCGTCATAGCGAGCCGCTTGGTCGTCAATACTCATTTCAAATGAAACGTACATGGGAACAATGCCGTGGTTGTGTGCGGCTTGTGCCATGATAAGAGTGATTAGCGATTTTCCTTTTTTCGCTTCACCCACAAAAGTGACAAGTTGCTGAGGCCGAAGACCAGCAGTGATCCGATCAAGACCAAGGAACCCCGTTGGAATGCCACGAAGACCGTTCGGAGTGTTACGCATTTCTTCATATTTTGCTAGACGTCCTTCCC